AGGCTTATTTACGTTTTTTAGGTATCTTAGCGCCTTTTTTGCGTGCTTCAGATATTGCAATTGCTATGCCTTGTTTCGGATTAGTTACGATAGGGCCCTTTTTAGAACCAGAATGGAGTTCACCCATCTTGAATTCTTCCATAACCTTCTTTATCTTAGCGCGGCCTTTATTTTTTTTCTTAGAGATAGATTTCTTCGAATCCTTTTTCTTGTGATGTTTCTTCTCGCTCTTTTTATGTTCTTCATATTTCAACAGCCCTTTATCTGCCGCAATATCCTTTTTAAGATGAGAGATCACTTTATTTGCTTTTGCCATGTCTTTCCTCGTAATTATGTTTTAGTTGAGGATACTTTTTATATACGGCAGAACGTACGCCAGAAGGGTCAGGAGCATAATGAGCTCGGGCCAATGCATTGCGAGCGCGAGTAAGGGTATTAATAGGAAATGAAAACTTGGATGCCCCTCCTGATTTTCCTGCAAATGCTTTAGGAGAAACATTCTTATATTTACCCGCAGAGGAAGATCCTTTTTTAGAACGCATCTTCTCTTCAGCGCCACGTTTAATCTTAACGCCTTTAGCCACAGTGACTTTTTTTTCTTTAGCCATAGTTTTTCCTCATAGATGAGTAGGGAGAATGTATGACACATACAGACCCCCACCCAAATTTATCGAACTCTAAATGATGCTTGGTACAGCAACTGATGGTCAATATGTTTTTGACGCTCAGTTTTCTTAGCAGCCAGGTTCTCTGGTTTTCCTAAAAGAGCAAATGCAATTTTAGTAGCTTTACCTTTCATTCTTGGAGCGGCAGGCATTAGTATTTACCTGGTTGTTTATGCTTCTGCATTTCACGGTAATCTTGAGACTCTTGTTTATCGATACCTTTGATGGTGTCATCAAGGCCATAACGAGGATAATCATCGTTTTCTGGCCATGCATGGTATTTAACATCTTGTGGAAGATTAGCTGTTGCTGAATGATCTTCTTGGATCATACCAGCATCACGCATTTCTTGGTATCGGCGTGGATCCATTTTGGATTTGTGGTGTCGTGCCATATTGGCTCCTTCGTAAAAACTACAGGCCATCTTTCGATGCTGCAAGGGTTTTCCTCTAATTACTGCTGGGGCTGTTCTTGCCCAAGAGATTGAAGATTCTGATTAATAGGGGATTGAGATTGTACACTTTGTTCAGTCTGTTCAACCATACGAGCATCCTCATTCTTCACTAGATGACTTAAAGATATGAGTTTCTCTAAATGCATCAAATCTAACCCTTCCATTTCTTTTAACGCCTTAACAAAATTTAGTAAAGCGATTTCATGATCCTTCTCAGCTTCCGCTTTGCGCTCAGTAGCCAGAGCTTGATTCTCCTGTACACGCGATACTCTTTCAATGCCACGTCCAATTTCAGCCTTAGCTCTTGCATGATCTAACTCAGTACGAGCCTGAGCTTCTTGCATCTGAGATTGCATTTGCTGCATCTGCATTTGTTGCTGCTGCTGCTGTTGCTGAACCGTAGATTCAATAATCTTTGTTTTGTTCTGTAAGGTTGAAGCTTCAAGCAAGTCTGCTGCTGATATTGGTACTCCAGCTTCACGAAGCATAAGCATTTGACCAAACTGCATTTGTCGTTGAGTCGTAGTGTTTAAACCTTCTTCAACAGCTGCATGATACTTGCCAAAGTTCTTATCATAGAATTGCTGTGATGGAGCTTCACCATCAAGAACATTAGTCATCTTTCCTGGAGTCCAGTTGGCTTGAATAACATCAATGAATATATTCCCAAGAAGTTTGAGTGACTCATCGAGTTGATCAAAGAGAATTTGGAGTGTAGTGGTTGAAGCGGATTGTTTCAACATTGCATGATAACCAGAAAGAGTATCAGCATTATCAAATCCTAAGAGCTCATCAGAAACACCCGCAACCTCTTGGATTTCCTTAGCGAGGAGCTCGGAAAGTTGTATCATCGATGGATCTATACCAGGAGATGGAATCTTCTGCACATCGGTCATCTGTGCTTCATCTTTGAGAGCCAAACCTCGTCCCTGTCCGGATAGGAAAATATCTTTTGGATTGACGAGTGCATTTTCTTTGTAAACCCATCCGGAATTAATCTGAGACTCAAGAATATCAAGCTCAATAATACGACGACGATTATATAAATACTGCGCATCTCTTAATCCTCGAACTACACCTTGTATGCGATAAGGGAAATATGGCATTTCTGGATGATAATAAGCAAGAACTGGAACAAATGGATATCTATCTATACCCATAGGATTTGGTCCATGATACATCACTTTACCTTGAACAACGATAGCAAGATTCACAGTGGGTATTTCTTGATCTAGAATAGTAACCATTGGATATTGTTGTAGGAAGAACTTTAATTGTTCTTCATCCTTACCACGCCATTCAGTAGTCTCACCAGTTTGTGAGTCTATGAGTAATCTTTGAGTACGGAAATCTCTGTAATAAAATTCGTCATAGGTTAGTAAGTTTTTGTAGCCATAGTTGTAGGATTCAGGCATGAATTGGAATTTTCCATCACGGCCGGTACCTGCATCTAGACCAGTAAGCCCTAGAATTTCTTCAGTATGTTCTGGTAGAAGTGATATCGCTTCTCTCTTGGTTAGGAATGATCTCTTCCATAATGCATTACAATCATCAAGTGTTTTTGACCTAAAATATGGATCAACGAGGAATGAATTATAGGAGCAATTGCTTATTTTAATATTACCTGAAACAGGATCCGATCTATAATCAACCCATACTTGCAGGAAGTTTAATCCGCCAATGAGAGCGCCTTGAAATGCTTCTGACACCGTATGTAGATAGTTCTCTTGTTTATCTAACCATAAGAATGCTTTGGTAAATTGATCAGCAGTCTCAGAATCTTTGTTTTGTTCTGGAACACAAATAATAGATTTACGATTGCGGCGCTGATGGCCATCAATCATATTAACAACTCTTCTTATTCTATTAAAATTAAATTGTCGCCTTCTATTGGCTGGTAAATTCCCATAGAGATCTGTCCACAGGGTCTGATCACCACTATGGAATCGATGGTCAGTATCTGACTCCCCCCAGAACGATTGGTTAATCGTTATAGCTTCAGCATAGAAAGACTCCATCCTTTGTAGAATGGCTTTGTCACGCTCATCATAGTATTGCGGCCCGAGCACTGGGAAAATCATTAACTCTCCTTGATCTTTTTAACTCTACGGACAGTGTATGACGCACGCTTGATTATATCAAGAAGTTTGTTTGACTTCCTTTAAAGGATTAGGAATGCCCTGATGTTCTTTGCACCGAGTGTAATGACATGCATGATCACAAGTACCATTAGCTCTACGTGGCAATTGCCAACATTCATCATCTGCCATGATTCCTGGAACTTTTATGCATTTTTTACATTCATTCATGACTTCTTCATTCCACAAGATTGTTTTTGCTTGTATTCAAATTCATATAGATCATCATAATTTTGAATTAAATGTTTATGATCTTTAAAATGTTCTAATAAAAGCTTTTCCCATGTAGTACCGGGATATTTTCCTTCATTATATAATATCCACAGACCATGAAGACCTTTCATAGCCTCATCTTCAGTCATCATGTCTTTTTCACTTCCCTAAGATTATTTTGGCGTACTACAAAATTCCATAAGATCAACGGTTAATGATTTCCGGATAAGAAACTCATTAAAACATGCTCCACAGATAGCCATAGCAAATGGACCATCAAAGATATCGAAATTAGATTTCTGTGAACATTCCTTACGATTGCAATCTGCGTCTTTACCACCACGATTTTCTTTGGTATCTATCTCGTATATTCCCCTGCCAATCTCCCGAGCCATTATCCTTTTTTCTGCTTCATCTATCATTCTCTCGAATGGACATAAACAATCTAAAGAAATATGCTCTCCGGGTTCTGGCATTCTTATGGAATGATCAATGCCATAGTTCTCGCCATTATTCCATGCTTCTACGGCTGCCTCTATTTTATCATCAGAGTAATCTACGATATTAGTGATGGTATGTTTTATTTTATCACCAGCATTTACTACATAGTATGATTGCTTATTTAAAGACTTTTTGCTCATTATGACTTCTTCATTCCCTTAAGCAACTTCATATTCTTCTTGCGTCTCTTATTATATTCATCTGCTGCAACAGTTTCAGTCTTTACTACTTTATCTGATTCCCATTTGAAACATGGCTCTGCGGTGCAGGTAAATGTATCATCGCATTCTGCTGCATGTGCTTTCATTGCACGCATTTGCATTGCTTGTTGTTGATCTTTGAATGCTTTGCGTGTGTTCTTTACTGATTGTATTTTGCGTGGATCTTCTTGAGAAATAGCAACGAATGGAGATGTTGTATTGAATGTAGGTTTAACTTTAAAAGAAAATATATTCTTGATCCAATCAAACATTAGAAATCCTTTGGACATGGTGGCAACGGCATCCAATGAGAGAATTTATTTTCTCTATCCCTATCTATTTTCATGCACTGAGAATAGTTTCCTGGCTCGAAAATAATATAGAAGTTACTTTCTCCATCAAATTGACACATTGATATGCGGCCCTTCCAGATAGCAAGAAAAACGGTGCCATCCATAGGCATATCAATTCGATGTATTACTGGTTTCCATTCAAACATTATTATTCTCCGCAAGATATATTCGCGCTTCATCATTAGGGAATGGTTTAGAGAACTCATCACAAAGAATATCACCTTCTTCTGGCATTCTTATTTGATATGGCATTGGATATTCCTCGCCACGAAGCCATGCTTCAGTTTGATAGTTTCTCGATGTCACAGCATCCAGAAACTCTCTAAATGGTAATTTATGGAGTTCATCCATTGTCCTTGGATCATTAGGATCTTTCTTAAACCATTCAGAATGCTTACGCCTATCTCTTCCTCCCGCTACGTAGAAAGATGCTTCATTTAATGGTTTTGCTGGTAATCTTTTCATTAACACTTCTTCCCATATGTTGATGCTAAAGCAGTTATTACTGCAGTCAATACTGAAACTCCTGCTGAAATGTACATCGCATTAGTCTTACTTACTTTAGATTGCAATGCAGTGCCTGCTGCTTGTGCAACTATATTAACTGCTTCTTGTTCTTGTGGATTAGCTTTTAACGTTGCTGCGAGATGAGGAATGAGCTCTTCTGAAACATTTACTAATGCGGGAATTGCTTGTGATACCAACTGTGCATCAGTTTGAGCAGGAGTAATCTGATTCATTGCTTGCATGCCTGGCATTAGTAGTAAGAGTGATAAATATTGAACTTTCATGCGTTCTCCTCGAACTTAAAACGATTCTGATCCTGCCATTGTACTAAGACATTCTCGTCATTCAATGGCTTTGCCGTTATAGGATTACCATCGGCATCAAGATTTGTCACTACTTCTTCTTTTATGATCTCAAACTGATGATCTGCTGGATCTTCTCCTGATATTAAGCCTATGATATTTTTCCAAGGATCACTTTCATTGGTATCTATCAAAGAATCCATATAATCAATAATTGCTGCTCTGATAAGAAACTGAATTAATGTTTCTCGCTCCATATATTGTTCTTTTTCTTCTTGTTCAGAAGTAGAAGGATATAATTTAAAATTACGTTCCCCTATTTGAATATCAAATGACTTATCAGGCCTACTTAAAGCTTCATGCAAAAGACAATAAAGCTGATGGATATTATCTTTTATAGAGTTTGTGAAATACGTAGCATCTCTTTGATATTTAGTCATATTACTCCTTTTTAATGATCTCAAACCGATGATCTTCTTTTCGAACACTATAAATCATTCTTTCTATAACATTAAATGCATTATGATCCTTATATTCTTCATCGTTTTTACGATCTATATAAGTATTTATAGCGTCCTTTAATAATTGCTTTATTACCATAGATTTTATGACAGGATCACATTCTTGATTAAGTTTATGAGTTACATCATTAATAGTAACAGTATAAGTCTTCCAATCTTGTGACATATCTTTATATATCATCTTATATAATGATTCAATTCCTGTTATTATAAGATCTTTTTCGTGTTCCATCATACTCTTTTTAAGACTGATCTTTTTTACTCAATTTTTTGTTCTTTTTCTTGTTATCTTCTTCTGCTTCTTCACGAGCATGAGGACTACAGCAAAAGAATAGCATCTTGCCTTCTGTATACGTATGTTTAGAGTCGCATTTTATATTTGTATCAATATATTTCCACATATCATTCATTTTACTCCTTTAAAATCCATATCCACTCGGTCCAGAATCAGGCAAATCATCCCTAAATACTGGTGGTAGATTGCCCTGATAGCCCATCGCTTCATTATAACGTTGTTCTAAAGCTTTAGGATCATTGATACTCGATACTTTCGGCAAACCTACACAGAGATAGCGCATCGTGTCTGCCCAATGTGACGACCAGTCATGAAGAGGTGATATTTTATATACTTTTCTTTTCACATCGTATTCTTGGCGGTAGTTCTCTAATGCTTTAAGCATCGGTTCACATGCTCTATCATCAATCCACATCTTAGGGAGATTGCGGCGAACCGCTTCTATACCTTCTTGTATGTTTGGTTGTTTCTCAGTGAACCTTACAAAAGTTATTCCTAGATCATGCATAGTCTTCCAACGTGATAGGCCTAAAAATAGATCATGTACAGCAATATCATGTGGAGCAATATGCTTACCGTAAGTGTATGGCTTTTCTTTCACAATTTTAGCGTACCATTCTAAACCTTTCTTAGTATTCTCATAGCAATCTATAATACGAATCACCGGTCCAATAACCTGAAAGAATATGATTGTTGTAGGGTCATTGTATCCTAAATCCCAAGCTGTATGCACTGGATGGTAAGGCTCCCATGGTACATGACAGATCTGACCCTTATGACGAAGATTATCTATATATTTGGAATAGAAACTTCCTTCAACGCCAAGCTCAAAGCTTGTCCACCATTCCTGCATTGCTAGATCTTGGCTCATCTGCCCTGATGCTATTTCCTTTTGAATCTCTTCTAATGATACATGAGCTGTATCATCAATGGTAAGCTTTTCACAGAACCATCCTGGTGTGCTTGCTGCTACATTATAGAGCTCCCATAAATGGTTCTTGCCACGAGGAGTGGAGATGAATAGTGCCCAGCCATTAGAGGCATTAAGAATGGGTATTGCATAAGACCATGCTCTTGGATCTTGTAGTGCATATTCTGAAAAGATCATGCCATGAGCGTTAGTACCAATAATGGTTGAATCGAAGTTATCTGAGCCCAGTACTACTATCTGTGATCCATTGATAAGTCGTATGCGCATCTGTTGTTCGTTGCGTGATTCTACAATCTCGTCTGGAATGTATTTGTTCATGATACGATTACCATCAATATCAATACCATCCCATAGAATACGTCTCCCAGAAGAGAACTCTGGAAAGACATAGAAATAGGTGCCAGTTCTGCGTAATGCAGCACGAACTAAGAGCGCAAGGGAACATATATCCTTGCCCGATCTACGTGGCCATATGATCAGATATCGCTTGAGTTTGTTTTCCTCAAAGGCTCTACAGAGATTGGCTTGATAGGAACGAGGCTTAAATTTATTGAGTTTTATTTGGGTCTCTGGAAGAAGATTCACTTACTTTCCTCATTCTGCGTTTCTTAGGTTGTCCTAATGGAACTGCAACTACTGGTAATGGCCCTTTGCATCCGCCCTTCAAGTAATTGTACATAGGGAATTGATCCATATACTCAGCGATCTTAATCTTGCAACCATCACAAAGCTCAAGATCTTTCTCAACACCATCAACCAAAGTGTAATCAACCGGTGATTGGGTTTTCTTCTTGAGCATCTATAACCTTGCATGATGAACAATTACATGGCGGGAATATCTTCTTCTCTATCGCCTCTTGATGTGCTTCTTTAAGCCCTTGTATGAATGCAGTTAGATCCTGTTCCGGAAATATGTCCTGTGCAGAGTCATAGAGAGGATGAAGGACATCGTTAAGCGCACGAAATACCATAGATAATGGTAGGGCTTTTTGCATTGATTCTGCATCGTCTTTGTTCTCTTCCTGTATCTTCTTTAGTGCATTGGCTATTGATGCTAGATGATCAAAGCCTCTTGATAGTACTTCTTTAGTCATTAGATCTTCCTGTTCTTCTGTACCATTCTTTCATATCGAATGGTTCTAAGTGTTTAGTCCATTCTCTTTCTTGTGCTGCTTGCTCTGCTTTTTGCTTGGCTAGAATATCTTCAAGTGCTTTAGGTGAAGTATTGTGGGTGCACTTACCGAGGCAGCTCATCATCTTTTTTATCTGAAATAGGAACGAGTTCACCAGTCTCTAGCTGCGATAGCACTATGACTTTGGTTGTGTTGTCGTTCTGTATGTCTTTTTTAAGATTGTTATGGTACTGATCTACTGCCGCCCAATCCTGATCATAGGTATGCATATCCTTAAAGCATGATGTGTAATCAAGTCTTTTGGTCATACAACCAACTTTGCGATGGGATGCCAGTATAAGCTTCATATGCTTAAAAGCTGCTGCGACATCAGGATACTTCTTTACCCATTCAGCGAGTGTTGGAACCGGAACTTTATATTCAAGACAAAATTGACCTATTTCAAGAGATGTCGGACTTTCTGCCCACTTTATCATTGAATAGCGTAATCTCTCTCTCCAAGCATCCTTTTCAGGGAAGAACAGAAGGGCTTGTTCGTGCCAATCATGTTTTTTCGACAATTCAAGAGGAACCGTGCTAGGATTAGTAGACTTTGTCCTTTTTACTTGTGCCATTTTTACTCTAATTCTCTAATTGTGAATTCTGTTCTTGTTACTTTATCATATACTTTTTGTGCTTTGATGACTGATATAATGCGGTCATCGGAGACAATTGTGTTGGTTGATACTATAGCATCTAGAAGTAGTTTGACAAGATTATCGAGGTCTGGAGTTTGATAGTGATATCCTGACTTTCCTTTCTTCTGAGCAGTTGGCATAAAGAAAGTAACTGAGATTTCCACTGGGCCATCAAATATTGGATCTGAGCCATGACATCTGTTTAGGTATAATCCATAGGCAATCTTCTCTTTTATCTGCGTATCAAAGAATTTGGTGCCTGATAGACCAGCTCTGCGCCAGGCTAATGGCTTTAAGGGTATTAAGTAATGCTTAGATCTCATGGAGTCTTCCATTTAGAGACAATTCGTTTTACTTTTTGCATCCATTCACTGTAATGAGTATCACAGGCTACAAAGAACTTTATTCCTGCTTCTTGCTTATAACCACATTCTTTACAATCCTTAAATGAATTCATGCTTTCCTTATTGTTCTATCTAGATTGGTTCGACCTCATCAAGCCATCGTTGGGGTCCCATAAAAGGATTAGGATTATATTCTGGATCTAACTGACGCATTGATATCACTAAATTTTTATATTCCTCAGTTGCTTTTTTCATCCATGCGCTCATTTCCTCTAAACTATCAATATCTTTAGTGGTTAAGTCTGGAGAGTTTCTAGTCTTAATAATTGCATCCCACATATCTTCTATGCCTGCATGTAAAGATTCGATACTTTTTGGAAGGGCTTCACGCATCCTATTTACTTCTTCAAGAGGAGCATTCATTATCTATCCTTTTATCGCCGTTCTTCTATAGTCATATTTTCTTACTAGATCTTTATACGCTAATGAATCTGATTTGTCTTTAGAAATATGGTTGAGATGCTCTTCATATTCTTTGTCACCAACTCTATATTCCAATGCTTCAGTCTCATCCTCTCTATATCGAGGCGCATCACATTGAATATCATCTGGAGAATAATGCAGATCTTGCAGCTCACGTTTATAGTTAGCAATAGCATTCTGAGCAACCATAATCAAATGCTCTCCTCCTGGCACATTTTTAAGCCAAGGCCTTCTCTCAGACAAATGTTTCTCATAGTTAGCAATCTCTCTCAGAACAAACGTAATTCGTTCGTCTTTGGACGTTTTTGGCACCAGCTTCGAAGGACTATGATTGTTATTCGTACTGCTGTTGACTATCTTTTTTTGAAAGTCATTCAACCTTCCCGTTTTAGGGAATGCATCGCTTTGTCCTTTATAGGAAGCTGCTACTTTAGCAATCCAGTTAACCGGATTATTGAGGTTGTTCTGTTTGTTTTGTCGCTTAAGCTCGTTAAATGCATATTGTAGTGCTTCTTCGGAGAAGCCAGACAAATTATTTTGCTCAGCAACAGACAAACCATACATATCCGATATTTGGTTGATAACCGACTTGTTTTCCATACTACTCTCTTTTGTAGGTTGATAACTGATTGAGGTTGTTGATTGTTGTTTTTTAAAAAAAACTACTGTTGTTTCAGATGGATGTTGTTCATAAAAACCGTAACCGGCATTCCGAACGGTAACCATTTCATAGGAATCTCTATATATATATTTCCTTATATTACTTAGTGTGAACTCCCCATGGAAAACAGCGGTATATAAAGACGAAACCGCAAACAGCAATGCAGCAGAGGGCAGCTTATTTTTAATGCGATTCTTCTCTTGATTCAGTAGTGGATGTATAAAGTAAATACAGGACTGATTGAAGCCTGCTTGACGATACTTGATAATCCCAAGTGCCTTCCATCGCTTGAGGAGCTTATTTACCCACTCACGGGCAACATCATACTTGGCGGCAATAGTGCTCTGGGAAATGCGAACCCGCTTAGAACGGGTGCTTAAAAAGACAATATCATTTAGAATCTTGAGCGAAAGCTCATTGTTCTCATTCATAATCCCCAAGATTAGGGGATCTAGTGATTTTTTATGTTGACTTTTGTCTCTCAACATATTATAATTCCTTTACTTGTATTAACTTTATATTGTGAGTTAAAACTAGTGCTAAAAAAAGCTCTTGGTTTCGATCAGGTGCTTTTTTTATTCTTCTTGCTTGTTCCATTACCTTGGTGGGGATCAGGGAACATAGCTAAAAATTAGATAGCCTCAGAGAAATCTGAGGCTGTTTATTTCAAAATCTCGATATTTAGAGCAAAATTATACCATAAAATCACTTTTAAATAACCACATCATTGTAAGTCTTTTGCAGAGAAGATCAACCCTTTTATAATGAAAATAAGTCATCTGGTTTGATCTTATTCTTCTTCAAGAAATCTTTTATTGATTTTCGAGCTTTATTTAATTCATTAGAAAGACTTTGGTTGGCCATTGTGTAATTTAATATCGTCTCTAGCATTCTTCTATCCTCAAAATCTTTCCACTTTAATACCTTTTTTAAAGCTTGAAGATCTCTTGAATGTTCAGCCGATATTTGTTCAATTTTGGAAATATCAATAATCATTTCTTTTGGATTCCACTTCATTCTTTATTCCTTATCCCGAAGTTCATTCCAAAGTTCTTCATATGTAGGCATAGGTTTTCCTTCTGATTCCCACTTTTTATAATGCCGCAAAGCAATACTGCACTCATGTTCCCCTCCTGGTTTTGGGATATCATCTACATACATCCAATAATCCGGCTCCTCTAAGCCATCTCTATCAAAAGGATCATTCCATCCGTAATCTTCGCTATAATCAGCCAATCCTACTGGATAGCATGATATAGCCCATCCAAGATCATCTGATTCAGGCTTAGTCCAATAAATTAAACATTTCTTATACCGATCTGGTTTCTTATCTTTTACTGATATCCATTTCATTTGGTTATCCTTATAGGATTCGCATAGCTCTTCATTTATACCTGCAATCTCATTCAGATGATAATGCATACGTTCCATAGGCGTCTTCTCAATACAACACGAACATACACCATTGTATTCTTCAGCATCCTCATACTTCATTCTTTATCCTTCTTCCTATCACATGCAGGATGATATGGCGTTACGGGAACTGTTATAGTTATTTTGTTGGGACCACCAATGAAGCCCTTACTATCAACCATCAGTTCAAACGTTATCTCACTTGGATAATAAGCCCTCGCATAATCGCTCTCTTCATTGAATTCATTGATGCCTGATTTTACTTCATCTATCGCCTGTTCAATAAACTCGCGAATTGTCATCATTCTTTATCCTTCACAAACACATTGTTCTTTTGTGCATTCATATGAATGTTCATAGTTAATCTCGTAATCGCGATAATCCTGGGGACTTTCACAAAAACTATCTTCAAAGAAATCATTAATTTTCTCTATTTCCGGATGACTACACCACCCATTTAATCCTCCTGAATAAGTGGCTATGCATATTTCTTTGCCCGTCCTCTTGTTCCTCAGAAACATTCTGTCATTTGCCATCTTTACTACTCACAAATCTCTCTATCTTCATCATCGTCTTCCTATTAGTCCTACACAGACCATCCAGGAATCTAATAAGAGCCTTATAATCAATCCCTATATCCTTAGCCAATCTCACTGATCCATAGTTATGATTGATCAATAGATTAACCAACTTTGCCCTCATTTCTTGCGTAGTCATAGTTCTCCTTATGTATATTATTGACATAGTGTGCATTATTGGTAGAATAAATTCAACTTAAACCTGTTAAATAGAGAATAGTAATGGCAAAAGAAAAACTGGCTCGTGTATGCATTGATTTTGAACTGGTATGTACTTTGTTTCCTGCATTGGAAAATATAGATTCTCAGATAAGTAGGATAGCTGAAAATCTTCACCCCGAAACATTCAAGGCTTTAAAAGATACTGTTGCTGAATATGGAATGAATACTGAATATATTCGGAAGTTGTATCTGTTACATCGATTGTTAACAAACATTTATAAAAACAATAAAGCTATGACTGTATTACTGGAAGACATTGTTAATGATAAGAAGATATTCGGATTACTCGATGGTGCAAACTTCTATCATGAGGAAGAAGCTCGAAAACGTGGCATAACTAAAGAAGGAATATTTGATATAGAAAAAGAATATCAGGAGTAATTATGAAACACTCGAAAAAAGAAGTAGATGATAGTTATAGAAGTAAGCAGTCTTATAACCATTTCTAGGAGTAACTAAATGTTACCAATCAAAAAAGGCATCATCGCCTTATTATTCTCATGTGCATCATTGAATGCCGTACAACCATCTCATATAGCAAAAGGGCCAATATTTGCCTCTTTCTGTTATTGGGTTACCAAAGGGCTTGGGTATGGAGTTCCTGTAGTCATTGGTGCAACAGCCGCTAATGGCGCAGTAGGATTAGCCGTAGCGAGTAAAACTGCCGCAACAGTATCAACTATTGCATCAAGTGCTATTCAAACTGGTGTCACCTCATCCATGATGAACGCACTACCCGTTGTTGGATTCAGCACTGGCGCTGCTGGTGCTGCTACTTTAACAGCTGCTCAAACTACTGCTGCAATGGAGGCCATTATTACCGGCATCCCCGCAAGCGCAGGAGCAGGGGCAATGTATGGTGTACAAATGTTGCCTTATGGCGCTCCAGTCGTTAATGGTGCTATGGGTGGTGTTGCTGCAGGTAAAGCTATTATCGCTACAATAGGCGTAGAAGCTGCCGGAGCTGCAATGGGAACCATCACCGCTGCTGCAAGTGGCGCTGCTGGCTATGTTGCAGCCGTAGAAGGCGCTGCAACTACTGCTGGCGCTTTTGGGTTACTATGTCCATTCACACCATAAGGAATAAATATGTTTAAGAAATCTATACTCGCATTGAGTCTTATCACTGCATCAAGTAGTTTTACCACTCCAATGCCAGATCCAATAACATTGAGTAAAGTTGTTGTAGCAATTGTTACTGGCGGAACTTCTATAGTTCCCGCTATTGTAATAGCAGCTTATTCTCTAACTAGAACTGAGAAAGAAGAAACACCTCAAAAGTAAATATGGCCCCTTAAGTGGGGCCTATTCTTGCATTCGCTGATACATTCTAAACATACAAAATAGAATCAAGCCAACTCTGGCAAATAAAAATACAGAATTCATCTCTTCCTCGCATCCCAACCCATATGGGCTAATTGTGCCACAAATATAGCTATTCCAACCTTAGTACCAAAGATCTCCATCATGGCTATTGTGATCGAAAATACTACAATCCATACTATGCTTCTTTCTGTATCTTCAGTCATTCCTGATCCTTCAATAATTTCTCCATGTTTTCTTCTTCAAGCATAGTTATTTGTGGATTGTTTTTAAGAAACTGTTCTAATTCTTGAGGCAGTACAATTTTTGTGTATTCATGTCCGTATAATAACTGAATTGCTTCTCCTGTTTCGATATCTATAAGCATTCTCTTAGGCCATGACTCTCCAGGCTTAACAATATCATGAATAGATATCCAAAACTGGACATCATCTAAGTTTCTATCAATTGCTTCAAATATCCTTTTACCATCGCGGTCTTCTATCCATTCGAAATAAACCTTATAAAAGTTCTTACCATTGAAATAGACATGATTTTCATCAAAAAACAAGTTGTCTTGTGTGGAACTTTCCCCTCGAAGAACTAAGACAGGAGTCCTATTATATGGCAATCGTACTTTGCTACTAACCCAATTCATTCCTGATCCTTCAAAAACTTCTCAATCTTCAACAAACATTCAAGACTCGTCTCTTTAGTACTTCTATAGAATGCGTTCAACGTAAGCCTGCTCATGCCTATCTTCTTTGCTAACTTATCTATCGATATAGGATGGTCAACCATATATTCTTTCAACCATTCCAATAATTCTTCTCTGTGCATCTTATATCCTTATAGGTTTATAATAATAGTATATCATTGTATATAAATGTTGCAAGTTGGTTATGATATGGTATACTTATAGGAGTAATAAGAGAACAACCAAATAGGGACAAATATGGAAATCAAAGTATGTAAAGAATGCTGGAACGATATAGACCCTTCAGAAGCACAACAAGGCATATTTAAGTTAAGCAACTATCTGAAGCTTGCATCACATCAAAAAGACTATGAAACAACAGATGTTTTTTGTTCCGACTACTGTGTCAATCAATGGATCGCTAAAGAATTAGAAACCTGTAAGAGAGAATTTAAAGGGGAATAAATAATGCCTGAAATTTCTAAAGAAGAACTTAGAGATAAATATCCAATCATATATAGGGCTTTTAAATCTGCTGAAGATTTTTCTGATTCTCCATATAAACTTCTTCCTGAATTCCAATTTATTGTAAAGACATGCGAAGAGGATCCCGATCGAGAAAAGGAAATGGCCCTTCGTATCGGTATATATATTGGTGTTATAAGAAAAATGATAGAACTGACTGAAGAAACACTCGAGTTCTATAAAATAGCAGTTAAACGATACGATGTTGATTTAAAAAGAGAGAATGATGCTCAAAAGAAGCTGTGACTGGTGTAGCCAGAAAATAGTAGGTATGGTCTTCATGAAACAGAAAAAAGGATCATTCGAATATCATAAGTTATGTGGGAAATGTTTTAATAAAGGAAAGTAATGGAAACAATAGAACTCATAAGAATTCAAGATATGCTCAACGATTTCAGCAAGAAGATCCAAGGGCTGGAGAAGTTAATAAACTTGCAACCTGAGGCAAATTCATCTGAGGAGATCAAGGAGCTGGCTACTGCCTTGGCTAAAGCTCAGGCTGAGTTTTCAGTTGCTGGAGAGAATAAAAATAATCCATTCTTTAAGAGTGCATATGCAGATCTTATGTCTGTAGTGCAAGCAAGCAGGCCAGCATTAACTAAAAATGGTTTGTCTGTGATTCAGATTATTCTGGATGGTGATGATGGTAAGTGGCTTATAACCAAGCTTATGCATACATCAGGAGAATGGGTTCACTCAAAGGTAAAGATTGTTCCTGCAAAGAATGATGTGCAGGGAATATCTTCAACCATAACCTATATGAAGCGTGTATGTTATGTATCTTTGGTTGGTGTTGTTGTTGGTGAAGAAGATGATGATGGTGAAGCAGCGGTAGTCAGAACTCAGGATGTTTATCCTCAATCATATGGATCTAAAGAAGAACCAGTCATAACCAAAGACCAGTTAGAAGAGATCAATATGCTCCTGCAAGATCGTCCTGATGTTGCTAAAACAGTATTGGATGGATTGAAGAAACAAGGTATTGATAGACTTGCTGATATCCCTAAGGCTCAATATTATGCCTATGCCAATAGGATTAGAGAATTGAAACAGGCAGAATCTGGAAAGTAGCTCATGGATATGAATCTGTTCATGGATAGATTGGAAACAATTATTCTCTTGATGTTGGGAGTAACTATAGTAGCCTTTATAGTCACAGCATATATGACCTGTAAGATCTATGATAAAAGGAACAAAGATGAATAAATCGTTGGTTGGTTGTTTTGTATTGCTCTTTATTTTTACTGGGTGTACTAAATCTCATGAAGTGGCCATAACTCATCCATATCAAGAGAGATCATCTTATGGACCTGCTATTACAATGCCATTTACTACCATGCTTGGTATTCATGATTGCCCCATATTTGCTAGTGATTCCACCAATACTCTGCAAGCCATGATAATTGCCTGCAATGCTTCTAATTTTGAATACTTAAATATAAACATAGAAACCATCAACCCCAATGTTTATTGTATCAATATAACTGGAAACCATGGGTTCGCTACTCTATGGGTAGATAAGGGCATAGATTCATGTGTATTAGAGTTTTTCTGTGTTGATGATACTTACAATCTACAAGACTTTATTGATGCCTTCATGACCGAATTTAACTCTATAGAACATAAAGATGATTGGTTTGAAGAATTAATAGAAGCATGGGAACTTGATGAATCAATTGTTACGACATAGTGCTCCAGGAAAATTCGACCATGCTCCTTTTGGAACTGAATGCAAAGTTCCCTTATTAGGGGATGAGTATGAGCTCTATGTTCAGTATTCTTCCCAGGAAGATAATCCCCGATGGGAATTGATGGGCAAGTATCATGAAATATCAAAAAAAGAAGATTGAAATTATTGAGCACGTGGCCGATTTGGTATGGCATCGCTCTAGATGACTGCGGCTCGAACTATAACATACCTAAAAGCGTTTCTAGAGAACGTGTTATAGCGCTTCCGCTGTGTAGTGTTCGAATCCTACCGTGCTCACAAAACATTACAGGAGCTATAGACCCTATACCCTGTTGTGTCCAAACAGCCCTCACCACTCCACGGGTGGGGGTTTCTAATTGACGAGAATTAGTTATGATGAGAGTAGTGTTCTCTATGTTATGCATAAGTTACACTCCTTTTTCCCTCACTCTTCCACGAGTGGGGGTTTTTATTTTCTATATTCTTCAAATAAGAATGCGCGTTCTTTTTCCTGCTGTGTTTCATAGAAAAAGTACTTTGCAGTTCCCACCATGATGAGTGCTACTATCGTTGCTATAATTATCTTCTGGACGTCCGTCATAAATCCTCAGGGTTATATCATCTTGGGTAAAATATCTATGCCTGTTTCTAATTCAACCACTTCCTCTATTATCTTCTCAATTTGCGGTTCAACCGAATAAGAAGAGAAATAATATCTCATCACGCCAACAAGTGCCAGTGATGCAACAACTATGATGATCTTCATATAATCAGACATAGAGTCTCCTTATTTGGATTCCAATGCTTCAACACGCTTAGATAACTTCTGCACCTCATTCAGTAAGATAGAACACAAAATATGATACTTAACTGTCTCAGGCTCACCTTTATCATTGTATATCACCAAGTCTGGGAATGTTTCAGCAACTTCTTCTGCTATCAAACCATAGTCTTTCAGGCCATGCTTCTTATAGTTAAATGTTACTGGTCTGAGTTTCATCAAGGCATTGCTTGAATCTCCCATATCCTGCACATTCTCTTTATAGCGAATAGATGATGATATTGTGCCAAGATTGCCAGTACTATCAATAAGAACTGCAGTCCCTAATCCAGATGTTGTTACACCATATATACCTTGGATATATGCGGCCGCTA